CGCTATATCGTCGGTGATTCAATCTTGTATGCACACCAAGCCATGCTTGATCGCAATGTGACAAAGGGCTATGTCGACGGGGTTAAAAACCGCGTTAATAACCTGTTGCGCCGTCTAATTAGTCGTAGCGTGATTTCAGGCGGTGAATGCTGGCTTGATAACGAACTGAACGTCGCGGCGATTGGTACGGGCCAAGTGTATTGGGATTATGACTTAGGCTTCTATGATGTCGCCGAGCGCATGACCTTCCGTCAGCATGTAACCGACCGTTACAACGAAGCCATTTTCAGCTAATCGATAGCGTCATTCATTCAATATAGGAGCCTGTTTACATGGCTAAATTACCCACTATCGTTACCGACATTAACTGTTTCATCAAAGAAACCAGTTTTGCAGGTATCGCCAATAAAGCCACTTTGCCTAAAGTGGTTTCAAAAACCGTTGATATGGTGCTGGCTGGTGTGGCTGGTGATATCGAACGCGATATCGGCAAGCTGGAAAAGTTAGAGTCGGATATCACGATTAGCGATTATTCGTCTATGGTGCTGGATCTTATCGGTAGCCGTTCAAGCCGTGAAGAAACCCTCACCTTGCGCGGCGCGCTCGATGTCGGCGACAAGATTTCGACCTTAGTCGTTAAAATGCAAGGTTACTGGAAAGGCGTTGAATTTAACGAGCTTGAGCCAGAAAAAGAAGCCACGACCAAGTTTTCAATTGCGGTCGAGGTTTACACCTTTGAACTTGATGGCAAAGAAATCATTCATATCGATAAGATGAACAACGTGTTTCGCGTTAACGGCAAAGACCGCAACAAAGAGATCCGCCAGGCATTAGCACAATAAGCGCCTAGCTTATTAACCTGGATAGTTTTTTCATTATTCGCCCCGTCGGCTAGTCGCCCGCGGGGCTTTTTTATAGAGACAAAGCCCTATGAGTAAAAACACAGTAATTACCTTGGTTAACCCTATTAAGCGTGGCGATACCGAAATCAAAGAAATCACCCTAACCAAACCCACAGCGGGCCATTTGCGCGGCCTGAAAACGGCGAACGTGGTTGAGCTGGACTTTGATAGCCACAAGAAGCTTGTGCCGCGTTTAACTGATCTCACTGAAGCTGAGTTCTTAAGCCTGGACGTTGAAGACGTGTTGACGATACAAACTGAGGTGGCGGGTTTTTTCGTGGCCTCGAAGCTATCCCAGCTTGCGTAATGGAGCTTGAAGCCGATCTGTTCTTGACGTTTCAAGGATGGGGTCCGGCGGATACTGCGCCAATGTATTTAGATGAATTGATTCATTGGCACAGGATAGCGAGCGAACGCCGCGAAAGCGACGATTAATAAAAGGCCGGGTGATCACTGATCGCCCGGCCTTTTTTTGTATGGGTTTTCAGGGGGTGTCACTTGGCTGATACAAACATGAAAATGAACCTGGTCATGGGGCTGATTGATAAAATCACGTCCCCTATCCGTAAGGTGACAAAGGGAACAACAGATCTAGCGGAAAAGGTTAAGGCGAGTCAGTCGGAACTTAAAAAGCTGGGCGCAACAACCAAAGACATTGAGCATTTCCGCAAGCTGAAAGCCGCGACCTTGCAGTCGTCAGAAGCGTTAACCGCCGCCAAAGCAAAAGCCGCCGATTTAGCCCGGCAGATGCAGCAAACCCAAAACCCGACCCGTAAACTGACGGCCGAGTTTAAGCGCGCCCAGGCTGAAGTTACCCGCTTGTCATCGAGTCACCAACGCGAACAAACCGAATTGCAGCAATTGCGGTCACGGCTTCAAGGCGCTGGCGTATCGACTAAAAATCTGACAGAGGCGACGCGCCAGATCCGCGAGCAAACGAGCAAATACAACCGCGAGCTTGAGAAAAACCAAAACCAGCTAGATAGGACCGCCTCAAAGCAAAAAGAGCTAGCCAAAATCCGCGAGCGTAACAGCGAGTTAAAAACCAGTGCCGCCACCGACATGATAGGCGTCGCCGCGGCTGTGTACGGGGTTAAAAGCTTGGCCGATGCTTACGGCGAGGTGTCACTCGCCCAGGGTGAAATTAAGTCGTTAGGCATTAAAGATGACGGCATTAAGGCGATCACTAAAGCGGCCCGTGAATTTTCGTCAGAGTTTCGCGGCACGACGACAACCGACTTTATTAAAGCGTCTTATGACATTAAGTCGGGTATTGCGTCGCTCAGTGATGAAGCGGTCGGCGGCTTTACGCGCATAGCCGCGTTAACGGCCACAGGGACCAAGGCGTCGGTGGGAACCATGACAGATTTGTTTGCCACGGGTTATTCAATTTATCGTGAGCAATTTAATCAATTTGGTGCATCGGTCATCAAAGATTGGGACAAGCTGTCAACCGCCGATCAAGATATGGAGTTCGGCAAATACTTTAGTGCGGGTATTTCGGCGTCAGTACAACAGTTCAAAACTGATGGTGACAAGATAAGTCAGTTTATGAGTACCTTGGGCGCGTCGGCGACTCAGGCTAAACAATCGTTTGCTGAACAGCTAGCGGTGGGCGGTATGTTGTCGGCGACGTTCCAGGGAGGACAAGCGGCGACAAAGTATCAATCGTTTTTAGCCAGTGCGGGTAAAGCGTCTGAAGCCTTGGGGATCCAAGTGCATGACGCCAACGGCAACTTATTATCGACCGGGGAAATATTATCCACGATCAGCGATAAGTACGGCGGCGTATTAACTGACATGGACAAGCAAGAGCTAACCAAGGCGTTTGGCACGAAAGAAGCGGTCGACATGATCGACATGCTATTGCCTAAAATTGGTGAGTTACAAGCGAAAACGGGCGTCATGCAAGGCGAGTTAAAAAAAGGAATGGCTACCACTATGGACATGGCCAACGCGATAGGTAAAGGACCCGGCGCGGCAATGGATATTTTAAAACAGAAGATTTTTAACGTGTCGTCAGTGGTGGGTGAGTTGTTCGCCCCGGCGTTAGTGGTTGTCGCTGATGTCTTGGGCGGGTTTGCCAGCGGCCTAGGCAGCTTTATTGAAAACTTCCCCGTATTAAGCCAGGTGATCGCCTTTGCTGTGGTGGGGTTAATTGCATTGAAAACCGCTAGCATTGTTGCCCGCTTTGGCTTTGCTATGTTTTCTGACACGCTGATCACTGCCCGTAAAGTGATGGACTTTTTCACCTTGGCCAACTTACGCGCTAAGGGGGCAATGCTGGTTAATCGTGTGGCTATGTTGGCCAGTGCTACCGCTACCACTGTGATGACCGTTGCCAGTAAAGGCGCGGCCCTTGCTACCCTGTTAATGACGGGCGCAATGAAGGTGTTTAACCTGGTGATGAAAGCGAACCCCATTATGTTAGTGGTGAGCCTGATTGCTATGTTAGCCGCTTGGGGCTTGTCACTGGTTAAAGACTGGTCCCCTGTGACGGGGTTCTTTTCTGCGCTTTGGGATGGGGTTAAGTCGGCGTTTAGTGGTGCATGGGAGCTATTCAAGACGATCCTGTCTTGGTCGCCCATTGGGTTACTGTTTCGCGCTTGGGGGCCGTTAACGTCGTTCTTTAGCGGTGTGTTTGGCGGTATCGGGTCGGTGTTCAGTGGTGCATGGGCGCTATTCAAGACGATCCTGTCTTGGTCGCCCATAGGGTTACTGTTTCGCGCTTGGGGGCCGTTAACGTCGTTCTTTAGCGGTGTGTTTGGCGGTATCGGGTCGGCGTTTAGTGGCGCATGGGCGCTATTCAAGACGATCCTGTCTTGGTCGCCCATTGGGTTACTGTTTCGCGCCTGGGGGCCGTTAACGTCGTTCTTCAGTGGTTTGTGGGATGGAATCACGGCGGTATTTAATGCCCCGCTTGATGCGATTAGAACGCTTTTATCATGGACCCCATTAGGTTTGATTGTTCAAGCCTGGGATCCCTTGCTTGGGTTCTTTTCTGGCTTGTGGGAAAACATTAAGTCAATGGCCAGTGGTTTTATTGACTGGTTGGTGTCGGCGGTGATGGGGCCAGTTAATGACATTATGTCGGCAATTGGCGAGGTGTGGGACTGGTTCACTGGTGACAGTCCACAGGCGGAGGTGATTAAAACGGTTCGCCAAGCCGCGCCCCCGCCAATGGCTAGCCCGCTGGGCCTTGATCAGCCTGTCGCTGATGGTGGTTATTCGCCTGGCGTGATGGGTGATTCCCCGCCAATGATGCGCGACCCTATGCAACGGCCTGTTGTGTTACAAACAGGGTTTAAGCAGCCAGCCGCGGCCCCGTCGTATGTTGACCAAAGCCAAACGCACTTTGCGATCACCGCCGCCCCTGGTATGGACTCGCAAGAAATCGCCCGCGAAGTTCAGCGCAAGCTTGACGAACGGGACCGCCAACACGCGCGCCGTGGACGTGGTCGTCAAACCGACGTGTAACCTTAACCATGTATTAACTGACTATTGCCCGGCACTGTCCGGGCTTTATTTTTGGGGGTGTTATGCCTGATAGGTCAAACAATGAGGTCATGCTTGCATTAGGTGATTTTCAATTCTCAATTGATACGGCCCAGTATCAAACTTTATCAACCTCACACGCCTGGCGCTGGCAGAAAAAAGACCGCGTCGGGAAAAAGCCCGCGCGTCAATTTCATGGCCCGGATGCGTCATCTAAAAACCTCGATATTATGATTTACCCACAAAGCAAATCTGATTTATTGCTGTTGTCTAAATTGAAAGCGATCGGCGATAAGGGTAAGCCACAGCGATTAGTGGGCGGAACCCCAAGCGGCGGCGCTGACTTAGGGCTGTGGGTCATCGAGAAGCTAGACATAGCCGAGCAGTATTTTTTAACTAATGGGATCCCGCTTGAAATGAAAGGAACCCTAATGATTGCGGAGTGGGGCGAAGATGAAGAATAACCCTGTTGGCGAGCATTACCGCACTAAAAGCGGTGAAATGCTCGATAGCATTTGTCACCAATATTACCAGGGCAGACCGGGAGCCACTGAACAGGTATTGGCGGCTAATCCTGGCTTGGCAAAGCTTGGGCCTATTTTGCCCGCTAGCACTGTGGTTTTTATGCCTGAGTTGGCCGCGGCGGTCGACGATAGCACTGTGTCGTTATGGGACTAGCTAACAATTGAAGAAAGGACGAATTAACGAATGAAAGAAGCACGTTATAAAGTCACCGCCAATGGCAACGATATCACCAAGGCGTTAGCGTCACGCTTGCTTAAACTCACTGTCAGTGATGCGGCGGGGTCTGACTCTGACACTGTGGCCATTGAGTTAGATAACCGTGATGGTGTGGTGAGATTGCCTGAAACGGGTGCAGAATTGGAAGTGTGGATCGGCGACACTGATTCGCTCGTCTATAAAGGCGTTTTTGAAGTCGATGAATTAGAGGTCCCGCTTGATGATCAGGTGTTTAGCATTCACGCTAAAGCGGTAAAGATGAAAGGCAGCTTAAAGGCCCCTAAAGATGAAACCTTTGATAACATTACCTTGGGGGATTTAGCCGCAAAAATCGCCGCGTCACATGGTTATGATGTGAAGGTGTCGCCAGAGTTGGCGGGGATCACTTATGAGCATTTAGACCAAAAGTCTGAATCTGATATGAATCTGTTGTCACGACTTGCCAGAGAAGCCGGGGGCTTTTTTAAACCTGTGGCTAACAAGTTGGTGATTGTGGCCAAGGGCGAAGGTAAAAGCGTGTCGGGTAAAGCCTTGCCTGAAGTCGTCATCGATGACCCCGAAAACACGTCCGGGCGTGTCACGATACAAAAGCGAAGCGACTATCAGTCTGTGGTGGTTAATTGGTTTGATGAAATC